CATTCCTTCTGCCTGAGGCTCACCTTGATCCATCCATAATCGGTCAGTTGGCACTATTGGACGTCCGTCCGGGTCTAATCGACCAAGGACTCCAAACTCATTTCCTCGATGGGTTGTGTTATTCATATCTCCTCCATTTCGTCCTTGTGCTAAATCACTATATCGAACGAGTGGGACACCGGAATAAATAATGGGTTCATTGCTTCCTCGACTCACGAGACGATTCCAATTTATAATTTCAGTTAAATCCATGGGTGTGCGAGCGGGGTCAGGAATGACACAATCACGTGGTTCAGGAGGTAAAAAAGGTCCATAACTGACGGGACACGGAGCCATTTGGATATCTCGGGCAGATGCTGGTTCTGCATTTTTATTCTCAAAACTGGGACGTGGCGCAGGCGGAACATCCGCTCCGGTAATAGGAGTGCTCGCAGCACGAACCAATGGATGAACCCAATTTGTCATTTCAAAAAATAAGATTTACCTTATTTTTTACCATAGAAAATTAACTCCTTACTTCACAATTCGATAATACATTGAACGTCCTGTTGTCGGGATATTATATCGTGTAATTTCAATCACATCCCCTGAACGAAAACCATAATATTGAGAAACAGGATCAGTTGAAAAAATCTTTGGCAGTTGTCCTTTCGTGCAACCATATTTTTCCATTAATTCTCTTACCTCATTTTCATCCATCTTTCGATGCTTGGGAACTAAACGATGCTTCGTAATGTTAAAAACAAAACGATTAATTTGATATACCTCTACGTGTTTATAACGTTCAATATCTGTCTCTAATGCTTTCTTTGCCGGAGGAGTTGGCTCTTGATGTAGAAGAATAATAAAATGAATATCATCATCTGGATAATTTGAACGAATATCATCTACTGTCTGTTGTAATTCCTTCTTTCCAAATGTCTTTACATCAAATGAATAAATCTTATAAAATCGAACATACATTTTATAATTACCCTCACGATGAGGAACAAAAATGTCTAAGGTATCTTGTTGAAAACGTTCAATAATTTCTACTTCATCAATGTCTATTGGATAAGACGAACAATCATAGCCACGGTCATTTAACATTTCAAGTATAGTCGTCCGCACTTTGCGGAGAGAACGTGCTCGCTCGCCGTTATTCATTTTAAGACTTCTATTCAGTCTATCTAATAAATCAATTTTTTTTATTTGTGGATTGTATTTTTCGTTTCGTTTTTTTGAATGACTTATCGAATTACGATTGATGATCGTGAAATTGAATTATGGAATCTTTTGGAGACAAATAACACGCCATTTATTGAAAAAGTTCGTTTAGAATCAGGGGATATTATATTTTGGCGTGATAACGTTCCTCTTCTTTGGATTGAACGAAAAGATTTAGATGACTTTTGGGCGAGTTTGAAAGATGGGCGATATGTTTGGCAGAAAAATAATGCCAGAGAATGGCGTCTCCAATATCCGGATTGTCGCATTTTATGGCTTATTGAAGGTGATTGGGATAGAATGACACCAGAAACTCAAAAAAGGCTTCGTAGTGCTATGTGGAAACTTACATTAAGAGACCAATCTTGGGTCATTCATTCACCCTCTTTACAAAATACCGCACAGGATATCATTTATTTATCAACGCAAACACAAAAAGAACCAGATACTTGGGAACAAATATGGACTCTTAAAAATACAGTGCCATTGCCTTTATCCGGTGGTGCTATTTCCAAAGCAGTTGCGGCTACCAGCGGACAGAAGAAAGCAACGGATGCCAAAGACGCTTGGACTCGTATGCTTCTTATTATTCCAGGAATGAACCAAGAGATGATTCAAATGATGACACAAAAATATGATAGCACAAAGAGTTGGATTGAATATTTATCAAAAGGAGATTTATGGGAAATCAAGACGGAAATTGAAAACTGGCAGAATGGTTCAAGACGTTGGGGTCCGGCAATAGCGACAAAACTCATTACTTTCTTTGGATTTCCAGAACCAGAAAAACCAATTCGTAAGAAAAAAATGAATTTAAAAGCCAGTAAAGAAGAGGAAACTAAAACATGAAAGGGAGCTCCCAAGGACTTTTGCGAGCATCAAATGATGAAGAGATTGTTCCCACGGCGACCCAATTAAAAAATGCGATTCAAGAGGCATATGGTTTAAAATTGCCGAATAAGACGACTTATTGGGTCCCACTTCATAATCCAAAGAACCGTTTGGCTGTTTGGAGTGATATTTTTGAAATTTTTAAAAAGTTATATGATGAAGTGGAATTGGATAAGGATGGTAATATTCGTTATTATGTTTATACACCGGACAAGGTTGAAATTATCATTGACAAGAAGCATTTAAATTTATTTCAAATTGCTTGGATTCATGTTTCTTATAGTGATTCTCGAAAGTTATTTAAAACGGCAAGAGATTGGGATGAAACACCTTTACCAAAAGATGTTTTACCAATACAGCCAAAATCATATGAAGCAATTGAATGGCACGGAGATAGTGTCGTTCAAGGGATTATCAGCAATTATTTGGCGTGGCGTTTTCCTGATTGTTCGGGTTCAGAGGGATTTTTAACGAAAGCCCGTTCCAAGTTAGTTCGAACTGGAAGTTTAGGAACTTGTGCGAAGTGGTTAGGATTTTCCAAATTGTTAGTGATGTCAAAATTTCAGGAAGATTATTTACAAGGTAGAGAAGATTTACATATTTTGGAAGATTCTTTTGAGGCATTTATGGGTTGTTTATCACGAGCGACTTATAACCGATATCAAGGATTGGTTGCCACTGATTTTTTGTTTCGTATTATTGACAATTTGATAGATATTCCGGTATTTTTGAGTAATGATGAAAATTACAAAGATTTGCTGATGCAGTATTATCATAAAACACATAATGGAGCGTTTCCTACTTACTCGGAGCAAGGAACAGAGGAGGTAAATGGAGTTAAATTGACAAAAATGGCAGTTCATGACCCGTGGGGCGCTATTTTAGCAACTGCTTTGGGTTCTAGTAAAAAAGAAGCCGAACAAAATGCTGCGAAATTAGCGTGTCAGCATTATAATATTGAACTTTACCACGGTGGCAATCCATTTCACGAAGAACCTTTCACAACTTAATTTCTCCATTATTTTTAGAATGAAACAAAACCTTCGAACTTTATTCATCGCTGTTGTCGTCATCATTTTGGTTATTTTTGGTTATCGGTATGTGATGAATGAGCGTGCGAGAAAGATGGAAATGGTGGCACAACAAGGTGCTGAGTCATTTTGTGGCACTGGTTCTTGTGCCTTAACTCATTAAATTGATACGTTTTTCAAATGGTTCATCTTTCCATTTTTGATAATATTTGATATCATCTTCATAGATGATTTGAAGAAAATCGATTGAACTTTTACTTAATTCATATTTTTGTTTTGAATTAGAACTACTATTTACTTTTCCTAATTTGATATTATGATAACCAAATTGTTTCATAATAAGCGGAAATTCTTTTTCAAAATTTTCAAATAAAATGATGTGTGTTGGTTTATGAATCCATTCCATTTGTGGAGTATAAGTATATTTATAAGTTAATTTTTTTGGTCCAACGTGATGGCAATCATTTAAAATTTCTTTCATCAAAATGGAATGATGAGGATGATTGGGGTCTTTCCAAATTTGTGCGAATTGTTCTGGTTCTATAATTTGAAGATCAATTAATGATTTAATATTAGGAGTATGTGAATATTTTTCAATCGCATATCGAACAGCAGAACAAAAACGATCTATTGGATCACGAATAACAATTAATTCCAGGGAATTATGAGGAAGTCCTTTTACATCAAAATCATGACCTCGATAGATTATTTTGGGATATTGTTTTGATTTTAATAAAGAATTAATCATACTACCGGCATTTTTTGGTATATGGATAAAGTTCATTATTAAAAAGATTAGAATCTTTTTAATGATTTTTATCGCAATGATAATTAGATGTCGGGGTTATCCATAGGTAAGACGGTGATTGTATCCTTAGCAGAGGATCAAACCACGACAGGCATTATTTCTAAGATATATCCTTCACAGAAAAAAGCCGATGTCGAATTATTAAATAAAAGTTTAACGGCATCCGCACCAAATTCGATTATGAAATTTGATTTAACGCAATTAAAATTAGTTCCTGCCAATCAAACAAAAGTCAAAAAGAATCAAAATAATGTTTTACGAGTCAAACCGAAGTCATTTCCCAGTTTATATTTAAAACAATTTGGAGATTGGATGGAATCAACATTTTTCCCCTATCGAGAAATAACAAACCAACCCTCCACTGGAAAACGTCGCTCTCTTAAATATTACCAACGTCTTATCCGTGATTATTTAGCCTCTCCCAATTCACCTTATCGTGGCATTCTTATTTATCACGGTCTTGGGGCTGGTAAAACATGCACTGCCATTGCTACCGCAGAAGCCCTTAAATCAACTCGTAATATTGTGGTTATTTTACCCGCAAGCATTCGTCAAAACTTCGTGAAAGAGTTAATGACAAGTTGTGGTGATATTGCGTATGAGACAAATGCGAATGCTATTAAAAAGACATATCATTTTGTATCTTACAATGCGGCGAATGCGATAGCGCAATTAGATGCGATTGGTTCATTGGATCATCATACGATTATTATTGATGAAGTTCATAATTTGGTTCAAATGATGATATCACCGCAGTCAAGTAAAGGTCCTGCTTTTTACAAGAGGTTATTTGAAGCGAAAGATGTGAAGATAATCGCATTATCGGGAACGCCAGCAATCCAGAATGCTTTTGAGGTCGCAATTTTGGCAAATATTTTGAGAGGTAATTTGATAACGGCAGTTTTAAAGGTTGAGGGAACGACAAATGGGCGTAAGCGTGTTGATGAAAGTTGGTTAAATATTTTAACAGAGGCATTTGACAATGATGAAGATTGGGTTCATTTTGATTGGTCTGCTTCGCAAATCGATGCGGTTTATGGAGGTTCTTATCCTGCGTCGGACGATCCTCAATTTTTGTCTGCGGTTGATCGTTTGGTGAATAAAGGAAAAGAGTTGGGTATTTCGATGTCCTATCAGGGTATCAAGACAGTAAGTGGGGAGACAGCAAGTGGTCGAGTTTTAGGAACACCTTTATTTCCGGAGGAACAGGATGTATTTGCGAATACTTATTTGGAAGAACAGACTTTGCCAATTTCTTCATTAAAAATGCCGAAAGTTTTTGAAGATGTGGCTGTGGCGACGAAGGCGAAGAGAGGCAAAGTGACAAATTCGCAGGCTAAAAAGTTATTTACTGGTGAAGTAAAAGTTTTCGTTATGAAAAACCCTGAAAACTTTATGAGACGCTTACAAGGATTAATATCGTATTATCCGGGTGGAGATCCAAAGGTATATCCAAAATTAACAAAAAAGGAGTTTGTGGCGATACCGATGAGTGATTATCAGTTTCAGCAATATGAAGTGGTTCGTCAATTAGAAAGAGAGCACGATGATAAGTTAAAAGCCCGAAGAGGTCGATTAGGTTCGAAGGATAGTGAAGAAATAGGAACATCTTTATTTCGCACATTATCTCGACAATTTAGTAATTTTGTATTTCCCGTTCAAATACAACGACCATTAAAGAGTTATTGGCAGGATTTAATTGGAAAGCGGTTATCCTCAGAGGACTATATGCCAAGTGAAAAAGAGGAAAAAGAGGAAGAGCAGTCAAAACGTGAAATACAAACAAGATATGAAGAATCTATTACGAATGCGTTAATTAATTTGATGAATGACCCTAACAAACCCTTAGAAGCAAATAACTCCCATTTAGGGCAATATTCGCCAAAGATGTTAAAGATATATGAGAATATAGAGGCAACAAAGGGTATTAGTTTAGTGTATAGTTTTTATAAGACATTAGAGGGGGTTGGTATATTTGGGAAGGTATTGGAGGCGAATGGTTGGAAACGTTTTATTTTACCGAGTGTATCGAAGAAAGACCCGATTGGAATGGTAAATGCTTTTTGGAACAGTGTGAATAAGAGTATCGATGAGAAGAAGCCAGGTCATGTATTTGCTTTTTGGTCGGGCGATCAGACAGATGAAGAGAGAAGAGCCATTCAATTAATTTTTAATGATCCTCGAAATCGATATGGTGCTTATATGCGTGTCTTATTAATTACGAAAGCAGCCGCAGAGGGTGTTGATTTACACAATATTCGAGCAGTTCATATTATGGATCCGCATTGGAATGAGACATTAATGGAGCAAGTGATAGGTCGTGCTGTTCGATTGGGAAGTCATTTAAATTTACCAGATAATGAACGAACGGTTGAAGTTTATCGTTATTTGGCGACGATGACACCAACACAACGAGAGATAGATTTGGATGGGATGAGCACAGATGAGTATTTATTACAGTTGGCAGTTGTGAAACATACGACCGTCGAGCAAGTGAAAATGGCATTACGTCGTTCCGCATTTGATTGTCGAATATTTGAGCCAAGGATTACAAAAGAAGGGCATGAATCGGTGAAGTGTTTTAGAGCGCCAGTGGGTTCATCGGGAATGTTTTATTTGCCTGATTGGCGTGCTGATTTAGGTTATGGCAAAGTAGTTAGTCAAGTGAGAAGGAAAGAAGAGAAATGGGA